TGCAGAAATTGATATTGTTGTTGGTCAAGGATCTAGTGTTGTTAAATTCACTATTTCCAATACCGGAAGTGGTTATGGTAATGGACAAAAACTTACTGTTCCTATTGGTGGAACAACTGGTATTCCAACTGATCCAAGTAAAACATTTGAAGAGTTCCATGTTGAGCTTGAAAAGACCTTTAGTGATGAATTTACTGGATGGTCTCTTGGTCAACTTCAAGTTACAGATAATGTCGAACGATATATTAACGGAAGTGCAGTTGATTTCCCCTTAACGGTTAATGGTGAAACTCTTTCAATTGTTGCTAAGAAGGGATCTAAGATTGATGTTCAAGATCTTCTATTAGTATTTGTCAATAATATTCCTCAAGTTCCTGGTAAAGGATATAAGTTCCCAGGTGGAAGTGTAATTACATTTACTGAAGCACCTAAAGTTGGTGATACAATTGAAATTATCTTCTATAAGGGAACTGGATCTGAAGATGTTGTTGACAGAGCTGTTCTTGAAACTGTTAAACAGGGTGATAGTTTAACTATTGGTCGTTTGAATAGTCAAGATACTTGGTTGCAAGAAACTGCAAGAGTTCCTTTAAGTGTAAATTCTACAGATCTTGTTAAGACACCTCCATATTATGGACCAGGAAATACTGGAGATTCTGACTTAGAAAGACCTGTAAACTGGTGTAGACAAACTGAAGATAAGATTATTAATGAAAAGGGTGTGGGTAAAGATAGAGAAATCTATGAACCTGTTATTAATCCTCGCGCGAACATCATTAAGACGGTAGGTATTGGATCTACAATCGTTTATGTTGAGAATTTAAGACCATTCTTTGATCCTCAAGATGAGGTATTGGGAACAGCAGTTGCTGATTTCAGTTTCCAAAATAAAGTTAAATTCATTTCTCAAGAGAATAAGAGTGTTGCTATAGGAACTGCTGTAGTTTCTGGTGTTGGAACCATCTCTTCTGTTGTTATTTCTGATGGTGGTGTTGGATATAGTACTGCAACAGTAAGTTTTGCAACTACATCTCTTGATGGAACTGAGGTTGGTGTTGGATCTACATCCACAACTGCGTTTGGTTCTCCAATAATTGGTGCTGCTGGAACAATTACTGGTATTGCAATTACTAGTGTTGGTGCAGGATATACATCTTCCAATCCTCCAGTTGTTCTTATTAGTCCTCCAGTATGGTCTGAGGAGGAGAATAAGATAAGTAGTTATACTGGAGATGATGGTATTGTTGTTGGTTTTGGAACTACAACTGTTGGAGTTTCAACTGGATATCAATTAATCTTTGATCTTCATATACCACTTGCTTCAGATTTGAGAAATTCTACTATTGCAGGGACTGCGGTTACTATAAGTGGAATTAGTACAGGTGATTACTTCGTTATTAATAATTCTACAGTTGGTATTGCAACAACAACTATAGCTTCTCTTGCTGCAGATGGTGCAACTATTGGAATAGGATCTGCATATGTAGATAATGTTTATGAGACTAGTACTTTTGAAATAGTTCAATCTCCTACTGGTGTTGATGAAGATGGAGTGGGAATAGGCACCACTCATATGAAGAGAGTATTTGTTAAGATTGGTGAACATTTCGATTGGAGTGGTCAGTGGCCTAGCTTCACTGGAGTTGGAATTCAAACTGGTAATTATTTTGGATCATATAGTTGGGGTAAGATTATTCTTCCTTCTAGATCTGAAAGCAATTCTTATAATGCTTATACTGATGGGGGAGTTGGTGGAATCTCTACTTCTATGGTTGTAAGAAGATCTGCTGCTCTGAAGTATAAAAACTTCAAGACTTCGTAATTAACATTAATAAATAAAGAAAAATCTCTGTCCAAATGGCTGCCATTATAACTGATCAGATAAGAATATTAAATGCGAAGAATTTTGTGGCTGGAGTAACATCTACTGCTAATTCATACTATTCGTTTATTGGTCTCCCAAATCCCACTGATTATCAATCTGATTGGAATACAACACCACCATCTCCGAAAGATAATTTTACGGAGGAAGATGATTATTGGGATACAATGATCGCATTGAAAAAAATCAATTCTGCGGATTGTAGGCAGGTGGTTACCAAGAGAGTATGGTCATCAGGAACTACCTATGACATGTATCGTGGAGATTATAGTAGAAGTAATACTGCTCCTGTTTCTGGTGCAACAAATTTATATTCAGCAACTTATTATGTGGTGAATAGTGATTATCGTGTTTATGAATGTCTTCAAAATGGAACTGATCCGGATAACCCTAATGGTAGACCTTCATTAGATGAACCTACCTTTACAGATTTAGAGCCAAGGTCTGCTGGTGGTAGTGGTGATAATTATATTTGGAAATATCTTTATACAATCAAACCAGCAGATATAGTAAAGTTTGATTCTACAGATTTTATGCCCGTTCCTACGGATTGGTCTACTAATACTGATGATGCATCAGTAAGAGATAATGCAGTGGATGGATCCATTAAAATTGTAACTATTACTAATCGGGGTGAAGGTATTGGACCTTCTGGTGGAACTGAATATAGAAATGTTCCAATTAAAGGAGATGGATCTGGGGGAGAATGTACTATTACTACAACTAATGATCAACAAATTGATACTGTAGTAATTTCTAAGCAAGGATCGGGATATACTTATGGTAATGTTGATCTAGAAGCAGGTAGTGTTCCCACAGGAACCACTCGTCCAACTTTTGATGTTATTATTCCACCACAGGGTGGTCATGGATCTAACATTTATAGAGAATTGGGAGCAATGAATGTTCTCCTTTATTCGCGTATTGAAAATGATAATGAAAATCCCGACTTTGTAACAGGTAATCAAATTGCAAGAGTTGGTGTTGTATGCAATCCTCAGCAGTATGGATCTACTGCTCTTTTAAGTGGAGATAAGGCAAGTGCTGTAGGAGCATTGAGATTGGCAGGAGCAGGATATAGTTCAGCTACATTTACTGCTGATGCAACATTTACTCAGACTATTGCTACAGGATCTACTGCTCAGGGTCGAGTAATTAACTATGATCAAACTACTGGTGTTCTTAAGTATTGGCAAGATAGGACGATGGCTGGTTTCAATACAGTTGGAACTGCTCAGACTCAACCCACATATGGATTTAATTTAAACCAATTCACTGCTTCTCCTACAGGTAATGGAAATGTAGAGATTGTTCCTACTACTGGGTCTACTTTGGAAATTGATACAGGCTTTACAGGTATATCTACTGTAATAAATAATAAAACATATTACCTTGGCCAGACTTTTACAGAAGGCATTGCCAACCCTGAAGTGAAAAAATATAGTGGCAACATCATTTTTGTTGATAATAGACCATCTATAACTAGATCATCAAGCCAAAAAGAAGATATCAAAATCGTTTTGCAGTTCTAAGAAATCATGTCGCAGCAAACCAATCTAAATGTAGCTCCATATTTTGATGATTTCGATCCATCTAACGATTTTTATCGAGTATTATTTAAACCTGGATATCCTGTTCAGGCTAGAGAGTTAACAACT